GCCGCACGCGACATCGCGCTGGCGTTCGGCGTGCCGCCCATGCTGCTCGGCCTGCCGGGCGACAACACCTATGCCAATTACCGCGAGGCCAATCGCGCGCTGTGGCGGCTGACGCTGCTGCCGCTGGCGGCGAAGATATTGAACGGGCTGCAGGCAGGCATGGCCGACTGGTTCGCCGGGGGCGCGGCGGTCGATCTCGACCGTGTGCCTGCCTTGGCCGAGGACCGCGAGCGGCTGTGGACGCAGGTCAGCGGCGCGGATTTCCTCAGCAGCGCGGAGAAGCGCGAGTTGCTGGGGCTGTCATCAGGAAAGGACATCGCATGACACGAGACGATATGCTCGCGCGGCTGATCGCGCATGCCAGCCATGAAGGAGGCGAGCTGATCACGCTGCGCGCCATTGTCGAGGAGGCGAGCGAGCTGGGCGCGCAGCGGGCGCTGGCGCGGCTGGGGCTGGAGGATGCCAAGGCCGAAGGCGATATCGACGAATTGCGCGAACTGCTGTCGGCCTGGCGCGATGCCAAGGCCAGCGCGTGGAAGGCGGCGGTGGAATGGCTGGTGCGCGGCATTCTGGCGCTGCTGCTGGTGGGGATCGCCATGCGGCTGGGCCTGGGCGAGATCGTCTCGTGAGCGCGGACGTGCCTTTGCGCATCGCGGGCTATGCCGCATTGTTCGACCGGGTGGACGGCGCGCGCGACACGATCCGGCCCGGCGCCTTCGTCCGCACGCTGGCGCAGCGGCGCGAGGCCCTGCCGCTGTTCTGGCAGCACAGCCCCGCCCGCCGCATCGGCTGGGTCGAACAGGCGGGCGAGGATGCCCGCGGCCTGCGCGTGGTGGCGCGGATCGACAACCCCCAGGACCGCGCGGCGAAACTGCTGCGCGAGAGGGCGGTAAGCGGACTGAGCTTCGGCTACCGCGCAAGGGTGTTTCACCAGACCCCGCAGGGCCGCGAACTGGCCGATATCGAGCTGTTCGAGGTGAGCGTGGTGACCCACCCGCTACAACCCGAAGCGCGGGTGCATTTCGTTGGGGTGTGAGGGGGGGGGCGACGGGATGCACCGCTCTGACAACCCCGTCATCGCGAGCGTAGCGCGGCGATCCATCATGCAACGGTGCGCCTTGTTGCGAGGGTGGGAGATGGATTGCCACGTCGCCTTACGGCTCCTCGCAATGACGGGGTGAGGACAGCCATACCACCACCCCCCAACCAGCCGCCCACATGGGCGGCTTTTTCGTTTCTCAAGGAAGGAAATACCATGGAAATTCAGACCCCTACCCCGAGCCAAACCCCAGCCCCCGACCAGGCAGAGGCCAGCTTCGACATCGTCGCGCGGCAGGATCGGACCGAGGCCGATCTGGCAGCCTTGCGCGGCGAGGTGGACGAGGTGAAGGCCCGCGTCGATCGCATCGGCCGCGCGGCGGCCCGTCCGGCGATCGGCGGCACGGAGGCCGCCGCGCCCGAAGTGAAGGGCTTTGTCGATGGCTATCTGCGGCGCGGGGCCACGGCGGAATACAAGTCGATCAGCGGGGCGGTGCCGTCGGATGGCGGCTATGCCGTGCCGCGCCAGATCGATGCGCTGATCGCCCGCCAGCTCGCCGAAACCAGCCCGATCCGCGCCATCGCGCAGGTCGTGCAGACGGGCAGCGCGGGCTATCGCAAGCTGGTGACCACGGGCGGCACGGCCAGCGGCTGGGTCAGCGAGACGCAGGCGCGGCCCGAAACCGATACGCCCGCTTTCGCCGAAATCGCGCCGCCGACGGGCGAGCTTTATGCCAATCCGGCGGCCAGCCAGGCGATGCTGGACGATGCCGGTTTCGACCTCGAAAGCTGGCTGGCGAGCGAGATCGCGGTCGAATTCGCCCGCGCCGAAGGGGCCGCCTTCGTTAGTGGCAGCGGGGTGAACCAGCCGCGCGGTTTCCTTGCCGCGCCGACCTCCAGCGCAGGCGATGCGGCGCGCGCCTTCGGGACGCTGCAATATCTGGGCACGGGCGATGCGGCGGGCCTCGGCTCGGCAGCGGAGATCGCGCTGATCGACCTCGTCCATGCGCTGAAAGCGGGGCACCGGCAGGGCGCGAGCTTCGTGATGAATTCGGCGACGCTGGCCGAAATCCGCAAGCTGAAGACCGATGACGGCGCGTTTTTGTGGCAGCCGGGACTGGTCGAGGGCCAGCCCGATCGCCTGCTGGGCTATCCGGTGGTCGAGGCGGAGGACATGCCCGATGTGGCGGCAGGCACCTGCCCCATCGCCTTCGGCAATTTCCGCCACGGTTACCTGATCGCCGAACGCAACGCGACACAGGTGCTGCGCGACCCCTTCACCAACAAGCCCTTCGTCCACTTCTACGCCACCAAGCGCGTAGGCGGGCAGGTCCTGGATTCGGACGCGATCAAGCTCCTGAAGATCGAGGAATAAAGAAGAAGGAAGAAGGCGGTGGCTCGCCCCAATCGGGCTGCGACCAGCAGCCCGCAAGGGCGACCGCCCGCCCGCAGGCGCTCGACGCGGCACGCGTCGAAACAGCGCCGAGGACGCCCCCGCGGAGGCGGGGGCGCAAACCAAAAAGGACCACCACCACCATGCCGACAGACCTGTCCGGCCAGCCGCTCGAGGAACTCAAGCAATGGCTGGCCATCACCACTCCGGGCGAGGACGCGCTGCTGCTGCGCCTGCTCCAGACCGCATGGCAGATGTGCCTGAATTTCACCGGGCTTGCGGCGCCCGACTGGGACGCGCTCGACATGGGCCTGCGTCATGGCGTCATCCGCTTCGCCGCACACCAATATCGCGAGCGCGACCGGGGCGAGGTGGGGGCGATCCCCGCGGCAGTGGCGGCGCTGTGGCGTCCCTGGCGGCAGGTGCGGCTGTGAGCTGGGACAGGCTTGCCGCCACGCTGGCCCGGCGCGCGGCGGGTCTGGCCGAGCGGCGCAAGACCCACCCCCGCGAAGATCCGCAGCGCTGGCGCGATGCACGCTGGCTGTGGCCGCATTTCATCGCAAGGGAGGGCTGAATGGAAAGTGCACTCAGAACCTCCCTGATCGACTGGCTGCGCAGCGATGGCGAACTGGCGACCAGCCTCAATGCGGTGGACGAGGAAGCCCCCAGCCCCGCCCCCGCGCCGACCCTGGCCATCGCCGCCAGCGCCGCCGCCGACTGGTCCACCAAAACCGCCCAAGGGCGCGAAGTGCGGATCGCCCTGGAACTGCTCGACCGCAATGACGACGCGACCCGAACCGCCACCCTCGCCACCCGGATCGAACACCGCATCGCGACGCTGCCAGCGGTGCAGCAGGGCCTGCGCGTAGTAGTCACGCAATTCCTCCGCAGCCGAGCCGAACGCCGCCCGAGAAACCTGCGTGCCGTACTGCTCGAATACCGCTTCAAGGTCCTAGAAACTTAATCGCACCCCAAAACGCGAGCCGAAGGCGAGTGCAAGGGCGACCGCCCGCCCGCAGCGGGCGCAGCTTGCTGCGCATCTAGCGAGGATGCCCCCGCGGAGGCGGGGGCACAAAACAAGAAAGGACACCCCAATAATGACACCCCAGAAAGGAGCCGCTTTCCTGCTGAAAGTCGGCGATGACGCCGTGCCCGCCGCCTATGAAACCGTGGCCGGCCTGCGCACCACGCAGATGTCGATCAATGGCGATACGGTGGTGGTGACGCATAAGGGCAGCGGCGGCTGGCGCGATCTGCTGTCGGGCGCGGGCACGCGCTCGGTCTCGGTCAGCGCGTCGGGCGTATTCCTCGGCTCCGACGCCGAGAATGCGATCCGCACCCATGCGCTGGCGGGCACGGTCCATCCCTATGAGCTGAGCTTCGAGGACGGCGCGCGGATGCGCGGGCGGTTCCTGGTCCAGCGGCTGGACTATGCGGGCGATTTCAACGGCGAGCGCACCTATGCGATCCAGCTCGAAAGCTCGGGCCAGGTGGTGCCCTCATGAGCGGCGCCGCCACACAGGCCAATGCGCAGCGCGGCGAGGCGGCCATCCATGTGAACGGGCGCGAGGTCCTGCTGCGGCCCACATTCGCGGCGCTGGTCCGCGCGGAGGAGGAGCTGGGCTCGCTCTTCGCGCTGGTCGAACGCGCCGGACAGGGCGAATTGCTTTTGTCCGAAATCGCGGCGCTGTTCTGGTTCTGCCAGCACGGCCCCGCCCCGCTGCCGCGCGAGGACATCGGCGAGGCGGTGGTGGCAATGGGGCTGGCCGGGGCCGCCGCGCCGCTCAAGACCATGCTCGGCCAGATCCTGCGCGGGCGATGAAATGGCGGATTTTGCAGCAGGCGCGCGGCGGCTGGCGGGGGTGAGCGCGCGCACGCTCGGCTGGCTGCCCGATGTCTTCTGGAGCGCCACGCCCGAAGACCTCGCGCTCAGCCTTGGCACGGGTGATCCTGCGGCCGAACCGCCCAGCCGCGCGGAAATCGCAGCAATGATGGAAAGGGACCGGAATGGACGATGATTACGACGATCTGCTGGTCGCCGTGCGCGCCGATACGCGCGGTTTCGCGCAGGATATTGCGGCGATGCGGCAGGATTTCGACACCACGCTGGTGAGCGGGTTCGAGATGGCCGGAAAGCTGCTGGAGACGAGCCTTACCGGCGCGCTGTGCAGCGGCAAGCTGGAGTTCGAGGATCTGAAGCGCGTGGCCCTCTCCGCGCTCGACCAGATCGCGGCCCGCGCGCTCAATGCCGGGCTCGACAGCATCATGGGCGGCGGCAATCCGGCTGCCGGAATGGGCGGCGGGGCTGGCGGAGGGCTGGCGCAAATGGCGGGCCTGTTCAGCCAGCTGATCGGCAGCTTCCTCGGCCTGGCCGGCCGCGCCACCGGCGGGCTGGTCGGCCCCGACCGCCCCTATCTCGTCGGCGAGCGTGGACCGGAAGTTTTCGTGCCGACGAGTGCGGGTCATATCGAGCCCAATCATGCGCTCGGCGGTAAGCCGAGGGATGTTCGCGTCGCGATCAACATTACCGCGCCGCCGGGGACCAGTGCCCCGGTCGCCCTCCAGCGCTCGTCCCGCCAAGTCGCAAGCGCGTTGCGGCGGGTGTTGGTAGTTTAGATTTTATATCGCCCAATTCGGAGACAAACCCATGCCATTCTGGCTCGCGGACACGCGCCGCAAACAGCATGCCGACTGGATCGCGCGGTTCGATCCGCGGTTCTGGACGGTCAATTTCCCGCGCCCGATGATGGCCAGCGTCGTCACCACCGCGCCCGATGCGCTGCGGGTGGAATGCGAATTCTATCACGAGGGCGAGTTGGCAGGGCTGATCTGGGAGAGCGAGGACCGGCTCGATCACCCGCTGCTCGCCTATCGGACAGAGCGGGATTACGGCCATTGCGTGCTGCGTTTTCGCTGGCGGTCCTCGGGTCTCGTCCCGCTCGACCAGGCGAACGGCCCGACGCTGACGATCGAGGGCAAGGATGAAAGCGGCACCTCCCGCGCCTGGTATGTGAGGCTGTGGAACTATGCCAGCGGTTCGCCCGAGGATGCGGAGATCACCCTGCCCTTCTCGCAGCTGGAATCGGGCTGGGCGCTGCCGGGCGAGAAGGTTCATGTCGCCGCGATAGAGCGCATGTTCATCAGCCTTGCGCCGCGCGGTTTCGCCCCCGGCTCTGCCACCGCCTTCCCTGCCCGCCGCACCGGCTGGGCCGAAATGCGCGCCATCGCTTGCGAGGGCGAGCGCGCGGTCATTTCCATCGGCGATGTCATCCTGCCCGTGCATGGCGAGCAGATGGCGACGGCCTATGACGACAGTTTCAACCAGACCCCGGCGCGGCTGCTGCGCCAGATCGAACAGCTCGGCTATCGCGGGCGCATCGTCCATTATCTGGGCATGAGCCATTATTACCGGCTCCGCCCGGCCGATCTGCTGGTGGAGGAAGGCGGCGCGTTGAGCGGCCCCGCAAGGGCATGGCATGCAGATTATTTCGCCCTCGCGGTGGCGATGAATTTCGCGCCCATCGCCTCGCTCTCCTTCGAATTACTGGCGCAGAATTGTCCCGAAGGCTGGAAACAGCGCGATCATGCGGGCCATGCGGGCGAGACCGGCTGGGATCCGCCCTCTGCCCTGCTGTCCCCCTGCAATGCCGAAGCGATGGCCTTCCTACGCGCCGTGGCGGTGCAATGGGTCGCGCTGCTGGAGGAAGCGGGGGCGGATGTGCTGTTCCAGATCGGCGAGCCGTGGTGGTGGGTGCAGCCTGCCAGCGGCTCGCCCTGCCTCTATGATGCCGCCGCGCGGGCGGAATGGGGCGACGATCTTGTGACGATCACCGATATGCGGCAGCCGCTGGATGCGGACCAGACCGCATTGCTCGACCGGGCAGGCGCTGCGCTGGGCGCGGCGACCGCTGGCGTGGCCGACGCCGTACGCGCGGCAGCGACGGGTGAGGCGGAAATCCTGCTGCTCGCCTTTACGCCCACCGTGCTCGATCCCGTCATGCCCGAGCTCTACCGCGCCAATCTGCCGCTGGCCTGGGCCTGGCCCGCTTTCGACCGGTTGCAGCTGGAAGATTACGACTGGCTCACCGCAGGGCATGACGCCGCCCGGCGCGAGGCGCGCGACTTCGTCGACCGGCGGCTGGGCTATCCTATCGAACGGCAGGATTACCTGTCAGGCTTCGTGCTGCGCGGCGAGGACGCCGAAACTTTCTGGCCGCGCATCGACGCCGCGCTGGATGAAGCGCGCGGGCGCGGCATCGGGCAGCGCTTCGTCTGGGCGCTGCCGCAGATTGTGCGCGACGGTTACGTCCGCCTGCCGACATATGAGGACAACGAGATGAACGCATTCGACGATGTCGCCTATCCGCTGGCGCTGGGGCGCGATGCCTCGGTCAGCCCGGAATTTTCGACCAGCGTGGCAGTGACTGCATCGGGCCACGAACGGCGCAATGCGCTGTGGAGCGATGCGCGCCTGCGTTACGATGTCGGCCCCGGCATCCGATCCGAAGCCGAATTGCGCGAATTGCTGGGCTTCTACCGCGCGCGCTATGGCCCGGCGCGCGGCTTTCGCCTGCGCGATCCTTTCGACCATAGTTCCGCCGGGGGCGATGGCGAACCGGGCGCGCATGACGAATTGATCGGGATCGGTGACGGCAGGGCCGCCGATTTCCAGCTGGTGCGCCATTATGGCGATCAGCAGCGGCGCATCACGCGCCCGGTGCCGGGCAGCATTCTTGTGAGCCTTGGCGGGAATGCAGCGGCGGGCTGGCGCCATGTCGGCAAGGGCGTGATCCGTTTCGACCAGCCGCCCGCCCCCGGGGTGGAAGTGCGCGCAGGCTTCCTCTTCGATGTGCCCGTGCGCTTTGCCGAGGACCGGCTGGATATTTCCAGCGCGACCTTCGCCGCGGGCGAGGCGCCATCGGTGCCATTGGTCGAAATCCGGGAATCGCCATGAGCCGCGCTTTCTTCGCCGAAGAGCTGGAGACGGCGGCAAGCTGGTGGCGCATCTATCGCGGGGACGGCGTGACGCTGGGTTTCACCACGCATGACCGGGATCTCTATTTCGGCGGCATCCTCCACCGCGCCGCGCCGGGCATGCTGCCGTCCGCCATCCGCCAGTCGATGCGGCTGGAGGATGACGAGGCCGAGGTGGAAGGCGCGCTCGCCCATGACACTATCCGCGCCCAAGACATTGCCGCCGGGCAGTTCGACGGCGCCCGCATGGAAAGCGGGGTGGTCGATTGGGACACGCTCGAACACGCCTGCCTCTATACCGGATCGATCGACGCGCTGACGCAGGACAGCGGCACATTCGGCGCCCGCCTGCGCTCGGCCAAGGCAGATCTGGACGTGGACCCGGTGCCGCGCACCAGCCCAGGCTGCCGCGCTCGTTTCTGCGGGCCCGGATGCAATCTCTCGGCCAGCCCATTCACCACCCGCGCGGTGCTGATCGAAGTGGACACCATGCGCAATTGCGCCCGCTTCGATGTGGGTAATCCCGAACTCTACCGGCAGGGCGAACTGCGCTTCATCGACGGGCCGCAGGCGGGCATTACCTTCGCCATCATCGCGGTGGACGAGGCGGGGTTCGAGCTGGACCGCCCGCTCTATGGCGAATGGCAGGCAGGACTGCGTGCCGTGCTGCGCCAAGGCTGCGACCGGACCATCGCGACCTGCACCAGCCGGTTCGCCAATGCGATCAATTTCCAGGGCGAGCCGCATCTTCCCGGCAGCGACCTGTTGGCGCAATACCCCCAACCGCGATGACCCAGCTGCCAGAGCGCTTCGCATCGGCGGCGGAGCGGCTGGTGGGCACACCTTTCCGCCTACACGGCAGAACCGCAGACCATGGTCTCGACTGCGTGGGCGTGGTGCTTGCCGCGCTGCGGAACTGCGGCGTCACGGCGGATATGGCGCGGCTTTATGGCCTCAGGAACGCGAGCATTTCGGCATTCCTCCCGCTGGCGGCACAGCTGGGGCTGGTCGAGGCGCAAGGGCCACCACGGCGCGGCGATGTGCTGCTCGTGATCGCCGGGCCGGCGCAGCATCACCTTCTCGTCGTCACCGGCCCCGACCATTTCGTGCACGCCCATGCAGGGCTTCGCCGCGTGGTCGTGCAGCGCGGCATCACGGCCTGGCAGTGCGCCCGCCACTGGCGGCTTTCGGATCGATAGGACATTCTCATGGCAACCATTCTCCTTTCCTCGGTCGGCAGTCTTTTCGGCCCCTTCGGCCAGATCGCGGGCACGCTGGCCGGAAGCGCGATCGACCATGCGCTGTTCGGCCCGCAGGACCGCCACGGCCCGCGGCTGAAGGAACTGGCCGTCACCGGATCGAGCTACGGCACGCCGATCGCCCGCCATTACGGCACGATGCGCAGCGGCGGCTCGATCGTCTGGGCAGCCGATCTGACCGAGCACCGCGAGCGTGAGGGCGGCGGCAAGGGCCAGCCCAAGACCGTGCGCTACAGCTATTCGGCATCCTTCGCCGTGGCGCTGTCGAGCCGCCCGATAGACCGTATCGGCCGCATCTGGGCGGGCGGCAGTCTGCTGCGCGGCAAGGCGGGCGATCTGAAAGCCGCGTGCCAGCTGCGCGTCCATACCGGGCATGGTGACCAGCCATGCGATCCGCTGATGGAGGCGGCGCTGGGTTCGCAATGCCCCGCCTTTCGCGGGCTGGCCTATGCGGTGTTCGAGGATCTCGACCTCACCGATTTCGGCAATCGCATCCCGCCGCTCAGTTTCGAGATTTTTGCCGTGGACGGCAGCCGCATGGTCGAATTGCTGCTGGAAGATTGCGGGGCCGGTTCGGCCAGGGGCGTGCGGCTCGATGAATTGCGCGGCTTTGCGCATGAGGCAGGCTCGGTGCGCGAGGTGCTGCAGCTGGTCGACCGGCTCTGGCCGCTTTCAGTAAGTACGGGCGAAGACGGTTGCGCCGTCCGGCTCGCATCTTCCGGTGAGGAGCCCGTTTGCGCCCTCCCCCCGGCGGTCCGCTGGGACGGCGGCGATTTCGGCCAGCTGGATGGCACCAGTATCTCCCGGCCCACCAGCGGCGGCGGGCAGCTGTCAGCGCTGCGCTATTACGACGCGGCGCGCGATTTCCAGCCGGGCCTGCAATATGCCGGTACCGTCGACGAATCGTCCCGCACCCTCCAATTTCCCGGCGTTTTCGATGCAGGCGATGCGCTCAGCCTTTCGCGCCGTGCGAATGTTCGCGCCAAGGTAACCGGAGAACGCCTGAAATGGCGATGCAGCGATCTCGATCCGCAGCTTTCTCCCGGGGCGATTGTTACCGCGCCCGGCCACTCCGGCCTGTTTCAGCTCCTCATCCGCGAATGGCGCGATGGCGGCGTGGAACTGGAGCTTGCGCGGCATCGCCCGGTCGAGCCGGTGACCGCCCCGCCCGTTGCGGATCCGGGGTCGGCATGGGCACCCGTCGATCGCCTGCCAAGTCAGACGGTCCTGCGGGTGTTCGAAACTCCCTGGAACGGCGTCGGCAATCCAGCAGCGCGGGTGGTCTACGCCGCGCCATGCGCCCCGGCTGGCCGCTGGCCGGGCTGCACGCTCTATACTGTCGAGGACGGCGCAATGGTGCCGCTGGATATCGCCGCGCAGGAGCGGGCGCTCTGCGGGCAGCTGGTCGCGCCGCTTGCCCCCTCGCGAGCACTCCGGTTCGAACCGGAAGCCAGCCTGATCGTGCAGCTGATCGACCACGAAGCCTCGCTGATTTCGACAGACTTGCGCGGAATCGGCCGGAACGAGAACCTCCTGGCGCTGGGCGGCGAGGTCCTGCAATTCGCCCAGGCCATTCCGCTCGGCTCGGGGCAATGGCAGCTGCTTGGCCTGTTGCGTGGCCGTGGCGGGACTGAACGAGAAGCGGCAACTGGCCACCCGACAGGCAGTGCGGCGACAATGCTGGACGACCGGCTCGTTTCGCTCACTTCGGCTACGCTCGATCCGGGAAGCATACGCTTTGCCGCGATCGGCCCTGCAGACGACGAAGCTGCGTTTGCGACCCTCGAAAACGCCGGCGCGTCGCTCCGGCCCCTGTCACCAGTCCATCCGCGAATGCAACTAATGGAGGATGGAGCGCTGCTCCTTTCTTGGACCCGCAGGGCACGCGGCCAATGGGGATGGCCCGACCATGTCGATCTGCCGCTGGTCGAAGAGTCGGAAACCTATGAGGTAGTCTTTGGCCCCGCCGATGCACCGCTCAGGCGCTGGACCACCAGTCAGCCCTCGCTGGCGCTACCGGCAGGCGAACTGGCCTCACTGACAGCAACACTGCCCGGTGGCCTTTTTCACGTTCGGCAGATCGGGACCTACGACCGGTCTGCGCCACTCGAACTTGGCCATCCGGCCTGA